AATAGAATTTAGTTTGTTTTGTTCTGCCAACAATCTAGTTTCTAATTCTGTGAGTCCGTGTTCACATTCTGTAACTTTGGTCTGCAAAGTTTGTAACTCTGCCTCTTTAAACTCCAAGGCAATGGCTTGCCGACAGGTTGGACAATCATCATTGTGTGCAAAGAAACCAATATCTTTTCGAAATTTGGATAGATTGCTTTCAATCTGCGATTCAAGTTTAGTAATCTTCTTGACCTTATCCTCAACCACAGTCTTTTCTGATACCAAGTTTTGATATGTTTCGACTTGTGTGGAGAGGTTAGCAATTTCTCCATGTAAGGTTTGTATGGTATTGTTATTACATTGAATCTCTTCATCATATTCTTTCACCTTATCATCATTGTTTTGTTTCAACTCTTTGATATGTTTTTCTTGCATATCATATTTTTGCTGAGACAAGTCAATGTCATATTTTTTGTTTGAAGTTAAATCTTTATTGTTTGATAGTTTGTCTCTAAGAATACCATTCATAGTAGAAAAGATTTGAATATCAAGCAAGTCTTCAATGATTGCTCTGCGGTCTGATGCCGACAACTGCATGAATGGAACAAATGATGCTGAACCAAGAATTACAATCTGTGTAAACGACTTGTAATTTAATTTGAGAATAGTCTTCTCTAAAATTTCTTGATAGTCTCTTGCAGCTGCATCTTGATTCAACAACTCACCGTTCTGAAAGATTTCAAAGACATTTGGTTTAATGCCTCTAACAACTTTGTATGATTTATTGTTTGTGTCAAATCCAATTTCAACAATACAATCTTTGTTGTTGATAGAATTCAATAGACTAGGTTTATTGATACTGCGGAATGCTTTACCAAACAGACCAAAACACAACGCATCAAGCATTGTGCTTTTTCCCGAACCATTGTTTCCAACAATCAGAGTATTTTGATTGTTGTCTAATTTAATTTCAGTAAAATAATTTCCAGTAGAAAGAAGATTCTTCCACCGAACATAACGAAATGTAATCATTATCTAAATTTTGGTCCTGTCACCCATACAACAATTGATTTTCTTTTACCCTTAGTTACTGGCGCAACTCTATGAAGCATGAATGATGGGAATAGAATCATTCTTCCTTTTTTAGTTGGAATAGTTTCAGCATTAATTTCTTGTCCATTGTTGACTTGAAATTCACCACCTTCATATTCTTCACCAGGTTCATTTACACACATTGTAATAGACAATTTTCTTACCTCATTCATGTCAGCAGGAACATTTTTGCCCATGATTGTGTCCATGTGATAATCATATCGACCTGTTTCATGTGCTTCATATTCTGTGTATTGAAATGTATCATAACCATTCAAATCAAAACCATAATATTGATTGTTGATAGATTCAATGACATAATTCATCTTTTGAAAAATCCATGCCGTATCTGCATTAGCAGGTTCCCAATTATAAAATCTCACATTTGATACACGGACATTCTCATTCGGATCTTGTTTGATAATTTCTTTTCCGTCTTTGTCAATTTCAACAGCACCAACTGTTGTTCCTCTCTCAACACCTTGTGTATCAAAATAGGCACACATCTTATCTAACTCTTCGTTAGTAAATGCACCATCCCAATAACACCATGGGTAAGTGATTCTTTGTCTTTCTTTTGGATAATTGTAAAGTGTTTTATAGTTCATTCTGTTCTCTCCGTGTTCAGCGCTTCTACATATAGTTCACGCATCAATGTTTTAAGTTTTTCGTTCTCGACATTTAATGTCAGATTGTCAATATACTTAGAAAGAATTGTCATTGTATCTTCAGCTTGGTCAACAATTTCTTGATCCAAATCAATCAGAGTATCACTAAAATCCTCAACTATCGATAAGTCTGCAACACCTGCTTTATAGATGTTATCTAACACACTATCAAATAGGAAAGGATTTTGTTTGTTAACTACAATGACTTTTACAAAGGTGTCTTTGAGTGCATTGTAATCGTATTTTTTCCATGTTTCAAAATCACTTATACCATCATCATAGGTAATTTTGTAAAACATCTTATTTGGATTTTGAATAAATTCTATTTCTCTTGTTTCAGTATCAAACACATGAAACCCTCTTGGATCATTATAGTCTGCCCAAGTCATCTCATATTGATTGCCAAGATATGTGATATTGCCACTAGTTGATTTGTGATGAAAGTGTCCAGATAAAACAATATCAAATCTATCAAATATTTTCTTATCAAGACCCTCATGGCAGATATTACCTCTGTCCATTTCAAACCCAGCAATTTCAAAATGTCCAAATGTAACTTCTATTGGTGCAGTCTTCAACATCTCCATAGACTGTTCGTAGTTGTCTTCACATATCCAAGGCATCAATAATATTTTTAGTCCATCAAATTCAACAACTTTTGGATCCGTGTAGATGAATGGTTCATGCACACCATCATAAGTCGAACAAAGATTATGTATTGCATTTACTTTGTTTGTGTTCTTATAATAGGTATCGTGATTACCAATCATAATGTGGGTATCAATACCTTCTGCCCACAATCGTTTCATAAATCGATTTTGGAAATCAGATGCAATATTATGATTGATAAACTTTCTGCGGTCAACAACATCACCCAAATGAATGAGTGTTTTAATGTTGTGTTCTTTTAGATACGGAAAGAATGTGCCTTCCCAAAACTTAAAAAAGAAATCATTAAATGTGGCACTATCACCTCTTGCACCAAAGTGTGTATCATTAACTAAAGCAATTTTCATAGTCTATTAGTATAACTTATATCAATAGTATTGTCAAGCATTTTAAGGCAATTCTTCTAAGAATTTTTCAACTCCTTTAGTCTTACCTTCTTTTTTCTTTTTTTTAGCTTCTTCAAAGGTATGAATAAACTCTGAAATGTTATCATATAATTGAAACTGTTTCATATTGCCATCTGAGTCTTCAAACATTTCATTCTCATCAAGCAAACCAAATTGTTCTGTTGCCTTATATTTGACATAGAGTTGTTTCTTCTCTTTCATAATACGGCGAAGAAAGGCATAGTAAATGATTTGGGTAAAATATGCAAATGGATTCTTTGACTTTAATGGATCAAAGTTTCTGAAATACATTAAGCAATTTTCAATACCATCTGCAATCATTTCATCTCGGAAGGAATAGGATATGAAGTTTGGTTTCCTTGAAAGATGTTCTGCAATCTTTAGGAAACATTCACCAATATAATTTGGTATCTGTGGATCCTGTTTTCCTTCTTTCTTTGCAATATCACACTTCTCTCTATACTCAATAAGAGCATTTAAGAAGTCGGTATTGTTTACATAATGTTTTGGTTTCTTTTCAGTCATTTTATCATACTTCACTTTCGTAGAATTTAGCAATCCATTGCCGTTTGTCATATTTGTGGTCAGCATATGGACCGTTCTTATCAACATAGTGCATGAATACTTGTCCCATTCTGTAATTCGATGGACCTTCACATAATTCACGCCAATGTTCTAACTCACAGCCACGATACACTACTGCATCACCAATGTCAAGCGAATACGGTGTATCTACCATCCATATAGGCCAATTGTACCCGCCAGTATCAGAAAGTTTTAAGGTAACTGATATCTCACAAGATGGTCTATCTGTGTGTTTTTTCAAATCATCACCAGGTTTATACAATCTTGTATAAGTGTAAGTAGGCCACAAATCCAAACCTGTGACTTCTTCCATTTTAGGTTTCATCATCTTCATCAATGTCTCCATTGCCATGTCGCCATGTTTAGCATGAAATCCCATTGGTACTTGTGGGTCTGGTTTTGCTTGTCCTGTTGCAACTGCTATATGGGTAGTTAACCTCAAGTAGTTGAACAAGTATTCTGCCGTGTCTCTAGGAATAAAATTCTTCACTAGAACATATTTTTGTTTTTGGAATGTTTTCACATAATCATTCATATTTACCTCTTTTTGTCCTTGACAAGTGTTATATTGGCGGTGTCCTGTTTAAAGATTAGATTAGCTGCTAATGTAACCTGTTAGTCTTCTTACGATTGATAATCTCCATCAAGTCTTCTTTAGTAAGTGAACCTTCAGGATCTTCCTCATCTTCATAGTCTTCCTCTGCTTCATCAGCTGCCTCTTGCAGATTCTTAACAATAGAATTATCTTTCAACATCTTCATTTGAGAGTTGTTAATAACATTGGCATAGTATTCTTTTAAATCTTCTTTTGGATCAATGATAGTAAGTATATCATCTGATTCGATAGTTGCAATGTTATCTTTAATCAATTCAATAGGCAACCAAGGTAACATCATCATTACTGTGCCTTGTGATGTTCGTTTAAAGATAAGATGCATTGGATTATCCAAGATAACAATCTTAGTGTCTGTATTGCCAGAGTAACCAGCAATAATATCTTCTCCGCTTTGTAAACGGACAATCTTAATGCCTTCTAAAAGACTATTCATTTCTGAGTTCGATATTGTAGAATTTGTAATTAAATTTTTCATCATCATATATTTTAACTCTTTCGATAAAATGTTTCAAGGTGTAATTGGTAAATTTACCTAACCTGAAATCATCCGATATATCAAATAAGGTTGCTTCTTCTTTATTATCTCCTATTCTTAGTCCTCGACCTATCGATTGAAGATTACGAATTCTGGACTTGCTTGGGGAGGCAAATATAATATTATGAAGGTTGCGGATATTAACGCCAGTAGAGAAAGTGCCATATGAAGCAACAATGATAGCATCTCTTTCTTTCTCAGTAATAGACCTAACTGACTCCCTAATCTCCACATCTGTTCCACCAAAAACAAAAAATATATGTCTATTCTTAGTATGTTCTTTAATGTTTGCGTATAAGTCTTTGCCATGTTTTTCTACAAATTGAAATAATATAAGAGTATTGCCGTTAAGAGATAGTGCAAGATTTCTTATGAAATCATTTCTCGCTGTATTCTTAACTATGTATTCAAGTTCTTGGTTATAGTCCCAAGACCGTGCCTCTTTACACACACTCTCAGGATGTTTAAGTATGAGACATTTAATTTTAAATGCAGCTAACTGACCCTTGTCAATGAGTTCTGCTGTTGATGTTGCTTTATAAACTGGACCAAACAAACCTTCTAACACTAGTTTATGTGTCTGAGTGCCATCTAAAGTACCAGTTGTTCCTATTCTATATTTAGCGTTTATGCATCCAGACAATATTGTTGTAAGTGATTTTGCTTTGAATTGATGTGCCTCATCACCAAGAACAAAATCAAATTGTTCAAAGTATTCGCCAGGATTTTTATAGATGGATTGCCAAGTAGTAATGGTAAGAAATTTGTTTGTATGTTTCTCTTTACCAGAATATTGACGGTGACAGTATTCTTCTGAATCATAACCATAATCTTCAAAGTCTTTATACATCTGTTCGACTAATGAAGTTGTGGGAACAATTAACAAACCTCTTTTGTTTTCTAATTGCAAGTAACGAATGATGCAATAGAGTATGAGAGATTTGCCTGATGCCGTTGGTGATAACAACAACATTCTTTTATTCCGTATTGCCTGAACAAAAGATTTTAATTGATAGTCTCTAATTTCATGTGGCAATTTTAATGTATCAACAAATTCTTTTGCTTCTACTAATGAAAAGTTTTGTGTGACTGATACATCTGAATCTATTTCTAATGTGTAGTCTCTTTCTTTACAAAAAATTTCAATATAAGGAACAAGACCGTGATAGATGGAGAAAGTTCTAAGGTCTGCTAACCTTATTTTACCATCCCAAACTCTCGATTTGTATGCAGGAGTAAACTGAAATCCTGGAACAAAAAAGGTGAAGTAATCCGATAACTCTTGTGCAATACCTCTATCACACTCAAATTGAATATAAGCTTCATTCTTTTTATGTAGAATTAAATCAGACACCTTGTATGAATCTTTCCCATGCTATAAAGTCACGAAGCTGAAATGTCCGTGAGTTCAATTCTTTTAATATACTTTGACACACATCAACAATTTCATCATGCATCATTTTGCTTGCAAGATGTTTATTGATATCGTCATCACTCTCTAAGTATGTAGTGAGTTCAGATTTCAACACATATGGAAATGGTTCCCAATTATACTGTTTCAATTGGTCATCATCCAATTTACCTGTATAGTATTCCCATTTCAATCGTTTCATTTTGTTATACTTGAATTCACATTCTTTGGACAATAGACGATGCCTTGAAAGTATATTCAAGTATTTGCTATGCAGTTTGGGAATGTTGATTAGTTCTTTGCCTGGTTCTGTTCTATCAATATCAGAATCGGCACGCCACATCTCAAGTAAATCATCAAGTTGTTTCATGGTATAATACCTCCTTTATGTTGGAGGATACATTATAATTTAGAAAAAGTCAAGCCTTTTTAGATTAATTTTTCTACATCAAAGTAACTGTACCTAAAAGTGGCATCAGCACTCATTGTAGATTCAGGCGAATCATTTGCACCCATAATAAAGGTAGATAACGATGTTGGGAAACAATCGTAGTATTTGAATTTGAAATATGGTTTATTTGACGATGATAAAATTGTTATCGATGCATCAGAGTATTGTGGTTTGTCCGATGCGGCTTTTGTTGCCGAAGCAATTCTGCTTAATCTTCCTAAATTTTGATATTCAGTAAATTCTTTAGGGAAGGTCATGGCACGAATCCAATCGTGTATCTCTAACCAACCTTTCAACTCTTCGTCAACAATAAAGGTAACATTTAACACATCATAAATTGCCTTTTCACCAGGAACATATACATCAACAAATGGTGTAAATTGAGGCACTTCAGATAAAGATATTCCAGGCACACTTACTGACTGGCAGAAAAATTGTATGCTCGGTGCTCTACCAAAGTTTAATATAAACTTATTCTGTTGTAGAAAGTTTGGATTGGATGGGTTTCTATTAGTTGCTGTCATATGAGTATTTATGCACCAAAAAAAAGAGACCTCTTTTTTAAGGAGGTCTCTTTAAAGTGTCACTCTTACGGTGACTTTTAATTACATAATATTGGCGATTTTGAACGCACGGTAGTAATTGTTAGCAAGACCAGTCAACGCACCAACACCTTTTGTAGTGCCTTCTGCGAATGGGTTTGCAACTAGACCGTAACGAGTCTTGAAGCCAATTTTTGGTTGGAATGTACCAGTATCAACTGCACGAACCATTTGTAAAGGAACATATGGGCAGTAGAAAATACCAGCGTCATAAGCGTTTGAACCCTTATAACCAACAACTGCGAACTCGGAAGTTGCGTTTGTAGTTGCATATGGGTCAATATACACTTTGATACGACCAAACATTGTACCAGCAAATGTATTACCAGTATCGTCAACTGTTAAGTTAACTTGTGACTGCAATGCAGAATTGTAGTCTAACAAACCAGCCATTGCAAATGCAGAAGCAACATCTGAAGAACAGATAACAATGTTACCCTTTCCTCTACGAGTTGTCTTAGCAATTGTATTCGCTTCTCTTTCTAGTTGGAATGCCAAACCTTTAATCTTCTCAACCATCCAACGACCGTTAGAGTCTGTGTCTAAGTCGAAAGTACCAGCAGTAGTTGTACCTACTTGAGCACCAGTCTTAGCAGTTGAATAGATTGTGCGAACAACTTCACGGTTGATTTCAGCAAGAATTTCAGCAGACAAGATGTTTGCTAATTCTGTTTCTGCATCTAGACCATGAACTGCTTTCAAGTCTTGTGCAAGTTCGATTGAGTATTCTGCCTTCAAAGCACGGGTCTTTGCAGTAACAGTAACTTTCTCAATTGAGAATGCCATTTCTTGGAAAGTGTTAGAACCGTCACCCAATGCTTCTGCAAGAGCAGTAGACATACCGGCAACGCCTGCACCGTTTGCAACGAATGTGTTAGCAGTAGATGCGCCAACAGTCAACGCAGTTTGAGCGGTACCGAGACCGGAGAAACCTGTGTTAGCTTCGTTGAAGAATGCTTCTGTACCTAATGCTGTTGAATATGTAGAGCGCATTGCAAAGATAAGTCCTGTAGGA